GATAGCAAAGAAGGATGGCAATCAGCTTTCCGTAAACTTATCACTTATTTATATGATGGTGAGATGCCTAAGTGGGACTTCTCTAAAGTTAGGCCTAAAGGTGCTAGACTACAGACATTCGGTGGTAGAGCTAGTGGGCCTGAACCTCTACTTGATCTATTTAACTTTGCTACTAACATCTTTAAAGAAGCAGGGGGACGTAAACTTACGTCGTACGAATGTCACCGGATGATGTGTAAGATTGCTGAGGTTGTAGTTGTAGGTGGTGTTCGTAGGTCAGCCCTTATCTCTCTATCTAATCTTACTGATGAGCGTATGCGTAATGCTAAGAGTGGTCAATGGTGGTCAGATACTCCTGAGATGGCTCTAAGCAATAATAGTGTATGTTATACAGAGAAGCCTGATATTGGTATCTTTATGAAAGAATGGACGTCTTTATATGAGTCTAAGTCAGGTGAGCGTGGTATCTTTAACAGGGAAGCCGCTATCAAACAAGTAGAGTCTATCGGTAGACGCGATACAGATCACGACTTTGGTTGTAATCCTTGTAGTGAAATCATATTGAGAGACGGTCAGTTCTGTAACTTGACTGAGGTTGTAGTAAGAGCGGAGGACACGCAGAAGGATATACTCCGTAAGGTTAGACTAGCTACTATACTAGGTACATTCCAAGCGTCACTAACTAACATTAAACGCTTACGTCCTAAGTGGGTACACAACACAGAAGAAGAAGCACTACTGGGTGTATCTCTTACTGGTATTATGGATAATGCTTTTATGAACGGCAGTAGCGATGACAGTAGAGGTTATTACGGAAAGAGGAGTTTATCTGACTTTTTAGTAGATCTTAGAAAAGAATCAGTTAAGACTAATGAGCATTGGTCAGAGCTACTAGGAATCCAACAAGCTACTGCTACTACTGCTATTAAGCCTAGTGGTACAGTCAGTCAGTTAGTTGATAGTGCTAGTGGTATACATACTAGACATAGTGATTATTATATCCGTAGGGTTAGAGCAGACGCTAAAGACCCTATAGCACAACTTATGGAAGATCAAGGTATTCCTTGCGAGGCTGATGTTATGAAACCTAATAGTGTTAAGGTATTCTCTTTCCCTATGAAAGCTCCTGATGGTGCTGTAACTAGAAACGAAAGGACTGCTATAGAACAACTAGAGTTATGGCTTAAGTATCAGAGACATTACTGTGAGCATAAGCCTAGTGTTACTATTAGTGTTAGAGAACACGAGTGGATGGAAGTAGGTGCGTGGGTGTACAAACACTTTGATGAAGTATCAGGTGTTAGTTTCCTACCGCACTCAGATCATACATATCAACAAGCGCCTTATGAAGACTGTGATAAGAAGACGTATACATCACTAGCTAAGAAGATGCCAAAGGAAGTCAACTGGGATTTGATTAGCGAGTATGAACTTACAGATTCTACAGTAGGTACTAAGACACTAGCCTGTACTGGAAGCGTGTGTGAGCTTGTTGATCTTGTTGAAGAAGAAAGGGATATAGAATGAAGTATGTATTGATAGTTCTATTGTTATCGGGATGTGCTACGCTTGAAGAAAAGATGCAACAACTTCAATGTAGCGCTCCAGTAGATTCAACTATGTGCATAGGTTGGCAGAGTTGATTGGGTGGCTATACACTAGCCGATTGTGTTTTACATTAATATAGGAGTAAAATATGTTAGAGAAAGTAAAGAACGGTGCTGATGGTGCGATTGACGTTGGTATTAAATTAATTAGCTTATCAATTATATTGCAGATTATCTTCGGTCCGAAGGTAGCCTTCCTTACAGGAGATGTAATTGGTTCTATTTTAGGTATAGTGTGGACCTTAGGAAATGGGGGATTGGCAGGTATTATCGCGGCCCTTATCATTTGGAGACTACTCGACAAAGATATTGTTGATGAGCTCAAAGACTAAGGCTAAAAAAACTTGGGGTCTCGTCCGTATGGATGGGACTTCCAAGCTATACCATTCATTAAAAGTTAAACGTCTAACAAAAACTCATCCTAGAGATTTATGGAAGAGTGATTGGAGAAAATAGAATGATATATGAATATAAATGCAAAGACTGCGGATTAGTATTTTCAGAGATGCGTAAAATGTCAGAACGCTTAGATCCTATAGACTGTGAAGCCTGTGGTGGTGAGAGTGAACATAAGATAAGCACACCTATGTTTAGGACGTCAGGAAGTGGACACGGAAGGGGTGCGGGCCATAAAGGAGAATGGAAATGATTAACGGTAAGATGAAAATGATGACCGAAAAAGAGTTAATAGACTTACTTAATTCAGGAAACGACTATAACTTTGTTGCTATGGACGATAAATTCTCTAGATATGATGCGTTTGATACAGAGAATGGAATTATGTTAGAAATTAAATGCCGTACTAAACATTATGATGATACTATATTAGAAAAAATAAAGTATGATTGGAATAAAGAGTATGCTGAGAATCACGACTTAGAGTTTATGTATGCTGTAAGTATGCCAAATAAAGAGGGACACAAGGTTTATTTGTTTGATCCATTAATTATGGAGGAAGAAGATTATGACTTTAAATGGCACACACGAAAGCTACCCGCTCAGACAGAGTTCTCTAGAACTGAGTGGATAGACAAAGAAGTTGGATATTTGAATGTTAAGGACGCTCTCGCAGTATTACAGGTAAAGACTAGTCACTAAGAAGGTCTCTTACGACCACGTCTACTACCGCGTCTCATAGGACCGCTACTCATCATACCTGTTGCAGGTGTTGGTGATGGCGGTTTTTTTGTACTTGCTAGTTTTTGTTCCCAATTTTTAGCAGACTCCATACGTCTCTCGTTGTGTGGAGTTCCGGGCTTCTCATAGACATCTGAGAATATCTTAGCCTTTCTCTTTATAGGGTCATCTATGTGGGGATTGGCTAACATACTTTCTGAGAACATAGTCTGTAACTTACTT